GACAAAGGCAAACATTCTTAAGGTTGGGTTCCTTAATCAAAGAAATCTTGCAAAAGTTAGAACTGCATTCCTAGACAACGGAGTTGCCTATCCAACATTCATAGACGGTGGAACACCAAGCCTTACTGGAACCACAACAGTAAATGGCGGTACTCCAACAACGACAACGTGGCAAAACTTTTATGACGGTGGCGGTGTTTATGAAGAACTCTTCTATCACATAGCAAGTTACACACTAATCCCAAAGATGTATCTAGACGAGTTCTCGCTAGACATTGCCATTGATGCATATTGGGAAGACTATGTTCCACTAAAATATTTTGCCAAGTACGTAGATGACTCATCAAATAACAAGGTCTATTCACTTGACTTCATCCAGTTTAACATGCTATATCCAAAACTAGAATTGTTTACCAGCGGACTGTATGACACAGAAGGCTCTATCGTAAAGTCCTACATATCATTCCAGTATCTTGCAACTGGTGCAAACTATCCAGAATCCTTATTCACTGAAAAGGTATCTTTGTCAAGCAACAACATTGTAGACCCAGGGTCTTCCTGGCAATACAAGAAGTATGAAGTTCTTAATGACACAATCATCTACCCACCGACAGGGGTAAACTTTGAAAACCTAGCAATTGTTGTTCATCTAGAAATTGTGGTTAATGGAATAACAACATATCCATTATCAATTAAAACCTTGCAATTTGCCTCACAGTCTCTAAACTACACAAAGCCAACTGCAATTGGAACAAGGTTTGGAAAAGATATTTATCAGTATACAAAGAGTGGGCTATCGACCAACTACAAAGCAAAGAACCCATACATCATCTATAAGAACTCTTCGCCATATTTGTTCCTAACAAAAAACAGCGGTATTCAGCCAATAGGCACATTCAGTAATGGCATCAGCCGTGGAATAACAATCCCAGTCAACACATCACTGACCCCAGAATTTACCATAATTGCTGCTCAATTGTCAATAAGATCAAATGCAGAGTCATTTAGCACGGAGCCAGTCCAGGTGTTTGAGATTCAGGGCAAGACAAAGTTTACGCAGTTCTATATGGTCGCAACAGATAGTTCTGGTAAACGTGCCAAGATCTATGCCATTGATGCATTAACTGGTAAACAAGATCCCAACATATCGTTTTATCTAAATGGAAAGTTTGTGCAGAATCCAGTTATAAGTCTCAAAGACTGGTCTGTTCTAGGCATAGCATGTGCAGAACCAATGTCTTTTAACTCATACGTTGGTGCAGTTAGGCTAACAGGACCGCTTGTGTTTAACAATATATCTTATTACGAAAAAACAGATATTCAGCAGATTACTCTACAGGTTGGTAGGCCATGGTCAGAAGTTCTTCAGCCAGTCTCCTCTCCAGTAGATTGGACATATTGGGATGAATCAACATGGAAAGAAGTTTTGAATCTTCAGTCTGTTACAGAGTTCAACGTAGACCTATCGAATATTTATAAAGCATATACAGGAACAAATAAATTTATAGCAGAAGATGACACAGTTTTGTCGTTTGAAAAGTATGAATATTTTGCATATAAAGATGTTTCTTGGCAAACCCAAACAATAAAACCTGTATAATATGGTATACTAGTGGTTATGAATGCTGAAAAATTTACCGTGCCTGGTCAGATTGGCCAAACAAAAGTTCAGGTTTTGGACAAGCAATATGACTGGGGTATCTATATCTGGAAAAAGGCTAACGGCAAGCCATTTACAGATGGTCAAGGTAACGTATTAAACGTACCGTCTCATAGGGGTGACCAAATTCAGATTCAAAAGTTAGTAAACGAAGCCAAGGCTCTAGGTCAGGGAGACGGATCATATGAGTTTTATCCAGGAATGGGTAGAGTATCTGACGAAGAATACTCAGAGCAGGTGGACAGAATGAAACAGGGACTTATCCCAAACCTCAATGATCTTGGTGCAGTTCAGGCAGCCAAGGACACTATCGCTATGTATGGAAGTGATGATTAATGTCAGAAGAATATGAGTACAGAACCCCATATATCCGTGATATCGGAATGCCAGAGTTTCAAGAAGAAGTCAATGTCTTTAAGTCCCATGACCCATTTGCAAAGTCATGGGACGATCTCAAGGGCTTTGCTGGTATCGAAAAGAACTTTAAACGTAGAACAGATCGAATCGAAAAACTTAACAACGACCCAGTTGTAGAATCAACCCTACAATACAATAACGTTGACGTAGTATCTAGGGGGTATCAGGACAGTGCTTTAGCAAACCAAACAGGTATTAATGGTGCACAGTCAAAAGAAATCAACCCTGGAAAAGTGTATAGAAACGGCTACGGACTTTTTGACGTAATCACGCCACCATGGAACCTATACGAACTATCAAACTACTATGACACCTCGTTTGCCAACCACGCAGCCATTGATGCTAAGGTTGCAAACATTGTTGGCCTTGGATATGAGTTCCACCCAACAGACAGAACCCTCATGGCCCTAGAGGCATCTGACAACCCAACAGCAGTTGAAAAGGCACGTAAGCGTATCGAACGTGCCAAGGTAGAAGTTGGAGAGTGGTTTGAATCACTAAACTCAGACGAATCTATGACATCTATCTTTATGAAGGTCTGGACAGACTATGAATCCACAGGAAATGGATACCTTGAAATTGGTAGAACCGTAAGCGGAGAGATTGGCTACGTGGGACACATTCCTGCCACAACGATGCGTGTACGCAGACTCCGTGATGGATATATTCAGATCATTGGAAACAAGGTTGTTTACTTCCGTAACTTTGGGGCAAAGAACGTCAACCCAATTACCAATGACCCAAGACCAAACGAAATCATCCACCTAAAGCAATACTCACCACTAAACTCATTCTACGGTGTTCCAGACATCTTGTCTGCTGTTGGTGCTCTGCAGGGAGACGCACTAGCATCACAGTATAACATTGACTACTTTACTAACAAGGGTGTTCCTCGCTATATTGTTACTTTAAAGGGTGCAAAACTTTCTGAAGAGGCTGAAGACAAGATGTTTAGATTCTTGCAAACAAGCCTAAAGGGATCGAACCACAGAACACTATACATTCCATTGCCAGGAGACACAGACACAAACAAGGTAGAGTTTAAGATGGAGCCAGTAGAAACTGGCACACAAGAGGCATCATTTAACGAATACCGCATCCGCAACCGTGATGACATTCTCGTGGCACACCAGGTTCCTCTATCTAAGATTGGTGGAGGAGACTCTGCTGCTATTGCTGCTGCACTTGCACAAGACCGCACCTTTAAAGAGCAGGTAGCAAGACCATCTCAGAGAAATTTTGAGAAGGTTCTTAATAAGGTTATTAACGAAAAGACAGACATTATCTATCTGAAGTTTAACGAACTTACGCTCACTGATGAAATTGCACAGTCTCAAATTCTTGAACGTTATGTTCGTAACCAGATTATGGTTCCTAACGAGGCCAGGAATGTACTTGGCCTCCCACAGGTAGAAGGCGGAGACGAGCCTCTAGAACTAAATCCTAGACAGGCAGCAGACGCTTCATCAAACACTAGACAGAATAGGGCAAGAGATTCTGAACGATCAAATAATTCTTCGGACAGTCCTGCAACAATTTCTGGAAGAAATCCGCAAGGGGAGGGTAGAGCCACAACCTAACATGTTATAATAAAGTAACAAAGTTAAAAAAAGGCTCTATAATTGTACTAGTATGACTATTTCAAAGGTACACTGGAACACCGAAGGTGACAACGTTCGACTTTCGATGCCGTTCAGTAAAGTAGATAAAGAACGAAGAATCGTTTCTGGTTTTGCAACGCTTGATAACGTTGACCGCCAGTCTGACATTGTCACGTCTGAAGCCTCTATGAAGGCATTCTCAAAGTTCCGTGGTAACATCCGTGAAATGCACCAGCCAATCGCTGTCGGCAAGATGGTAGCGTTCAAAGAGGACAAATATTTTGACCCTGAAACAAAGAAGTTTTATAGTGGAGTATATGTGTCTGCATATGTTTCAAAGGGTGCACAGGACACCTGGGAGAAGGTACTAGATGGTACCCTTTCAGGTTTTTCAATTGGCGGTAAGATGAACAACTGGGATGACGCATATGATGAGAAAATGGATTCTCAAATTCGTGTCATCAAAGACTACGATCTTTTTGAACTTTCACTAGTAGACACTCCAGCAAACCAGTTCGCAAACATCCTATCAGTTCAAAAAGTTGATGGAGTTCAAACACTCAATGGCGAGTCTGTTGA